AATTTTTAGTCATCTACAAATATCTTTGACTCTTCTCCTGCTCTTAGCGCATCTTCAGAGATAAAATCTTCAAATGTTTTTATAATTTTCATAATTTATATATCTTTTTTATTCAAACTTTACATTGCAAACGGATCATCGGCCTCTGGAGCTTCAGCTTCCTTCTTCTTTACTTTAGATTTAGCAGCTTCATTAGCTCTAATCTCATCATCAGAAAGCTTAAGGTATTTCTTAACTAAGTATTCCTGATCAAAGTAGTATTCCTCTTCCATAGTCTCTTGGTTGGTTGTCATCAATGAGTCTCTCATTGTACCAATAAAGTCTAATCTCTTCTCCATTAATTCCATGTCCTTCAATTCAGAGAATACGTTTTCTTCGTTAAATCTCAATGCAATCTGTGATTTGAATTGTGGATCGTTTGTAAATTCTGGATATTTAAGACACATTTGAATAAAAATAGGCTTAGCTAAAATTTCCATAAAGATAGATCTTAAACGCTTGATAAATTTACCAAACTTGATCTCATCTCTAATCATACCATCTGCTGCTAAGTTAAAGTCTCCACCACCATCTTCATATAAGAATCTTGAGTAAGGAATTTTTGAAACGTGTTTTAATTTATCTGAGAAGTATTTAAGTGCTTCTGTATCTGAAAGATCTGGTCCTTCACTATTAAGAGTTTCAATTTCTGGTGATTCACCGTCTTTAGAAGGTAACCAATACTCTTTACTAAATTGTAACATTGGTTTACCATCAGTTGCAAGTGTACCTGACTCCCAATCAAAGTCAACTGATTCTTTATAAGAATTCATCAACTGAGAAAGAGATTGTTTTGCTCTAGTCTTAGATTTACCACCAACTGGGATAACAAACTTCATTCTAAATGAAGCGTTAGTCACTGCCCAAATAACCCTAGTGTGTTCCATGATTCTTAACAAGTTAAATGCTCTTGTTAATCTTTCGATATATGAAACTCTCGATGCTGTTGTGATTGATGAATAAGAGATATAAATGATCTGTGAATCATACAATTTTCTCTCTTTAACTGGATCATCCTTATATTGTACCCAAACCTTTTTACCATCGTCGTGATTGTAACCTGGTATAAGTGTGATTGGATCTAACTCTTTAAAACCAATAATTTCCTTTTGGTCAGGGGAATAAATTATTTCAAATGCAAGATAACCATCAATTAAGAATTTTCTAAAGAAGTACCATGCGGATTGGTCTGAGTTAAAACCAAAATAGTGATAGATTTGTCTAAAGTATTTGTTAAGGTCTTTTTCAACTGCATCTGAAACATCTAGTCCTAGAATTTCTGGATAACAGAAAAAGTTTTTCTCATCATATACAATAGTCTCATCACAAAGAATATCTAAAATATCTTCGATCTCATCGTTAAGTGAAAACTTTCTAAGCTCATCTCTTTTACCAGCATACGATTGGTCGAAAAATGGAATATTAGATCTAAGGTTGGTGTCTGTCATTGACATGGCTGCAAATGCACCATAAATGTCATCACTATCAACACCAAAGGGGTTCATTTGACCATAACCTATTTCGGCCTCCATTGGACCGATCGCTTGTGATTGTCTTAAGACTAGATCATCATAACGCATACCAAATGAAGACAAAGACTTAAGAGCATTTGAAATGCTAAAAGGTCTTGATCCGTTACTCAATGGTCCGTTTCTATCGGTAAATCCTGCCATACTATTATATTATTATGTTCTGTTTATATATCTTTTCTTTTTGAGCGTGATTTTAAGTGCTCTCTATATGCTCGTTTAACTTCATTAATACCAATTCCATAAAGGTCTTGGAAATCACAAAGTGCTATCTTTGCCCAGTGTTCATATGAAACCACTTTTTGATTTTTTTTCAATTGTGGTACATATTGTCTAATTGCAAAATCAAATCCAAACTGAACTAAAAACTTTTTAATATCTTTATATATTAGAGTGATTTCACCTTGTGTTAATGCATTATTCTCTTTAGATCTGCCTGTTTTAGATTTGATTTGACCTGCCATGCGATCATAGATCATATCTAATAGATCTTCTTTAAATTGTACAGGTAACAGGTTTAAATTAATTCCAACATCTGTACCACTATCATGAGAGTCCAGTGCTAGTACCACCGGGTTTCTATCCCACCATTCTAATGTTTTCATGTGTTTTGGTTTTTCATATCTAAACACATGAATCATACCAGTTCTAAATGGTTTACTATGATTTGCTACTGCATTATCTCTAATAGATTTAGACGCTTCATCAAACCACTTCTCAGCACCTCGGCGGGCTTTTGTTTTACTGCCTGCTTCATTGCTTAAGTTTTTAATATCCTGTTTAATCTTACCCATTATTTAAGAGACTTTTCAGTTAAGACGATAAACCTCCAACCTCTGTTTTCAGCCCATGCCTTAGCATATTTATATTTATCTCTGTTTTTTATGTACTGCTCTGCCAAAAACTTGTAGGACTTAAGTGCCTTTTGGCTGTTCTTTGTAGGTGGTTTTGGTTTTGTAATCTGGGCTTCTGGTTTAATTTCTACTAGAAATTCTTCATCACCTTCAGCACCCCTGGTTTTCATATAGAAGTCTGGATAATATGTATGCTCCTTTTTATCAAATGAATATATGTACCTAATCTCAACAGGTTCACTTGACCATTTAACAACATCCTCTCTGCTATCACACATAATCATGAACTTTCTTTCCCATGAAGATCTGTAGATAATAGGAGTTGGGCCGATATACTTGTCTGGATGTTTAGGTGTAAAGTATCCTTGTATAAAGCCTGAATTATTGCTTGGTTTGAGATTTTTTATAGACATTAAATATTGAACATTCCACCGTTTTCACTGTCACCCCCTGTAGAGATGCGGTCAATTGATAATGTACCCTTATATTTTACAGGGTGTATTTTATTCCAACCCTTTGCATATCCTCTTTTTGCTATCTCTGTAAAATATGCAAATGCGTTTGGATATTTAGGATTAAAATTACGCCAATACTTTAGTAGGTCTAACAACGCAAATTGTAGACAATCATCACGATCATCTGAGTTTACATAATTAAGTCTATTGATTGCTCGCTCAGCAAGTAGTACCAACATCTTCTCTGCCGTAGGCGTTAATTTATCCTGTTCTTTAGATTCTACGATTGCGTTAAACAGATCTTTATTATTTAAGTAATTCTTCTTTTTTGCCATGTTATGTAATATGTTTAATATTATACTGAAAAAAGCCCAATTGTTTCCAATTGGGCTTTAGTTTATACTAGGTTAGTATTTTAAATAGAGTCTCCAGCAGAAATCTGAAGTTTATTTTTCTCTACTCTTACTGGTTCATCATTTAAGAATACCGTTAAGATATCTGATTTACCTTTGCCTGTAAATTCTAAGGCATCGACTTTGACTTTAGTTCCTATCGGTAAATCTTCAGATTCAACTGATAATTCTGCATCAACATAACCATCATCCTTATTTAATAATTCTTCGTTTTGTAGGTCGTTTAGCTCTTCCGTGATTCTTGCAATTTCGCTGTTTAATAACTGATCTGCTGCCTTAATATCTGGTAGCATTCTATTAGCTTCAGACAATCTTCCCTTTTGATCTTTTAAGAATGCAATCATTTCATACATTAATTGAATCTTTTCTAATTTAGCAGTTCTTCTCTCTTTATAAGATTCTAAAATATCTTCAACCATTGGAGTAATATCTGCTCCTGTGTTTTCAGCTACATATTCAATTGCCGCGTCAGCTAATAATTTTGTGAATTTTTCAATCTTAGTAGCTTCGTTAATTCTGTAAACAAACATGTTATTTTCAGCTCTCATTGCTAAAACTCTAACATCACCATCTTTAGACTCAGAAATAAATTCTAAGATGTTATAGTGGTTGTAGTTTTTAGATGCAAATTCAAATAGATTGATCAGGGCTTTATCTTCATATCTAATATAGGCTGCTGCCAATAAAGACTCTGCTAAAGGTAAACCATTTGAGTATGCTAATTCTACATTACCTGCATAAAATTTATTTTCTGTAATACTGTAAGAGAATTTAACAGTTACTGATTTTGCCAATACACCTGCTTTTTCTGATTCTAAAACTGCTAGTTCTGATTCTATTTCAGAAACTGCATTAGTTTTACCTGATACTTTGTATGATTTAATGTTTGCTTTTAAGAATTCAATCTTTTCATTTAAACCAACTAGTTTGTCAAAGTTAACTAAAGATGACTCTTCAACTTTAGAAATAGTCTTCTTATTGTTATAGTCATAATAAAATGAAATGCCCTCATTTGTTATCGTAAACAACTCATTAGCCTTAACGAGTGATTTAAAATCTTCAGAAACATTTGCAGTTTTTTCGATATGACTGCCTGTCATTTTGAAATTTTGACCACCTGCATGAAAAACAAAACCTTGGTTTGCTTTAATAACTGGTGAAACAATTCCTTTATTTACTTTTGCCATTTGTGTTATTTAATTTTTAATATATATCTTTATTTATTCGTTGAATGGTAAATCAGTCGATGTCACATCTGTACCATCGCCAAATAGAGGCTTATCTTTATCCATTGTACCTTCAGGCTGATCTGTAGTATTTGTAAATTTAAAAATTCTATTTGAGTTCTTTCTTCTCTTAGAAGTTCTTAATAATTGAGAATTCGTATTTAATAAAGTTCCGAGCGATGAAGCACCACAGTCTTCGCTAGATGATGTGCCTGTTAGTATCCAACTTTGCAGGCCTGCATTCCACTCCCAAATTGAACAATCTGAAATATCGGTATATGTTAACGGATCTGGTAAATCACCTCCATATAATTGAGATGGATCTAGTGCAACAGAGTTTGGATCTCCAAAATTACCTGAAACACCGCCTGTATAAACTGATCTAGTGAATTTAGTGTAAATATCATCCTCAAAATCAAATGAAGGTATAAATGAATTGATTTCTAAACTAAATGTTATTTTATGATTTTCTTTATCGTCAAAACCATATTCAATTGGTCTTTCTTGTGTATAATCATCTGGCATCATATACTCAGACGATATTCTATATGTACCGTCTTCAAGATGTCCTGCATCAACGTGATAAAAGTTTGCCTTGTACATATTCTTAACGATAGACTCCGTGACTTTAAACATATCTAATTGACTAGATAATAGAATTTCAATGTCAACTCCGATTACTACTGGAATCATTTCAAACTCAGCTACATAACCTTCCATTAAACCTTGAGAATTCATCATAGTATAATTACCTAAGTTTCTCTTGTTAATTAATTTAGATGGATCTACCGCAAATGAAGTTAGGTTAACAATACCTCTTGGTACTTTATCATAATTACCATCTGCGAATTCGCCATTAGGTTCACAACTAATTCCGTTTACGTTTGAGAATAAGAAATTATCTTTGATAAAATTTTCATCACCAGCAACCGCATAAAAAAATGGCACATCTACAATAGCTCGTTCGTCATTAGAAATCTGTCTCCAA